CGGTTATGGGGTGGAACCAAAAGAGGCAGGTCACCCGAACCAAACGTAAATAGTTTGAGTCGGGCTATCAAGAAGTTAAATGTAACATCAAATAATAAAGATCATACTAAAAATGCTTCTGCTAGAGCCGTTTCAGCTGATCCTCCTGCGATCAATCGCGCTGCTAACAAAGCAGTTGCTGACGGAAGATTGCTACGGCTACTACCTAAAAATACGATTAAAAAAAATAATTATCAACCAAGGACTGCACCTTCTAACAGATCTAAGGTATTTAATACTAGTGACATACCATCCCGACCAATAATACCGGTTCAACCCAATCGAATACGGGTTGTAAGTAGTTTAGAGGAACATTAAAATAATGAATATTATCCTAAGCCCGCTTAGGTCCCGGAATATCTGCATTCCGCATCTGTTCAATCTCCTCCATCGAATAACTCATTTTTGCTTTTTTGTCTCCTTCGACTGCTTCCATGTTGGTGCTAAAGGTAGGCGGTCCGTCGATCCCGCTATACGTATACATTTGTCTCATCCCGCCGTTTCCCTGCGGTGTCAACTCGTTCGGACTGGAGTCCAGAAAGCTAAAGTTGTCACTCATCACCCCGGATCGCTTGGTCGTATCCCGGTTCAAGTCAAACGGATTGGGCTCCTCGTAGAGCATCGTCTTTTCCTGCTTGATGGTATTGATCTGAGGTTTAATGTATTCTAAAATTTGATTACCGGATAGAATTTCGAATTTAGGTTTGAGCAGTAAAACCGGCACCCGACTGATCATCGGGGGCAATGGAAATTCCCTCCCATTCGGTAATAAAATATAGGTAATGTTGTTGCGTACGACACGTTTATCAATGCACAAGTACACAAACTTATCCTGAAACCCGGCCTTGTTCAATTCTTGTAAGATGGCCGAAGAGAACTTACAAAAATGGCTAAAATACAGTTCATGTTTAGGTGCGTCATTCATTACTATCTCTTATTTTTTTTCCATGAAAAATAAACACATAGATCAATAAAATTGATTTGATTTAAATGTAAAAATACAGAGTATATACAATGGACTTCAAACTGAGCAACGTTGCCGAGAAGGATCAGTCCCTCGAGTTTAACATTCATGGCGTAGATGTCAGCGTCGTCAATTCGTTGCGCCGTGTACTGTTGACCCGCATCGAGACCCTCGTGTTCCGTGGATTTCCCTATGCTCAAAACAAACTGGAATTTATCCGGAACAAGACCAAGTTTAACAACGAGTACCTCAAGCATCGTATCCAGTGCATTCCGATCTTTGTGGACGACGAGACCAAATACGAGAACTTTGTGCAGAACTTCAAAGTGGTCTTGAATGTACAGAACCATACGAATGAGCATCTCTATGTGACGACCCGTGACTTTAAGGTGATCAACCAAGTGAATGGAAAGGCGGTGGATCCCGTACAAGTTCGAAAGATGTTTCCACCCGACCCGATCAGCCAAGACTATATCCCCATCTGTGTCTTGATGCCTAAACTCACCGAGACGGATGAGCCGGAAGGCCTGGAATTGTCGCTGTCGTTTACCACGGGATGTGCCAAGGAAGACGCCTGCTGGAACGTCGTGTCAAAATGCTGTTATTTCAACCTAGAGGACGACGCCAAGGTCAAGGCGGCTCTGGCCAAGGTGAAGGACGAAGACAAGCGCGACTTTGCCCTGCTAGATGCCCAGCGTCTGTTCTTGCCCAACGAATACCACATGATGATCCATTCCAATGGGATCTTTACACCGACCAAGCTGTTGACCAAAGCCTGTCACTATCTGATTGAGCGTTTCCAAGACCTGAACCTCTTTCTCAGTCAGTCGGCCATCACGGAAGAGCGATACGACACGATTGAACCTTTTGCGATTTACAAAGAGGAAACCAACACCGTCCCGATCTACCATCTCCGCATCGAACAGGATGATTTTACCCTAGGTAAACTGATCGAGAATTACCTAAACCTGATGTTTCGCCAGGAGTTTCTCTACATTGCTTTCAAAAAGGTTCATCCCCACGACAGTCACTGTTTCATCTCCTTCTCGTATCGTAATGAGGACAAGCCCCTGGAAGTCCTGGTATCCTACCTGGATCAGGTGTGCAGGCACGTCATCGAGATCTATGAAAAAATAGCGACCGTGGGAAATGCATAAATAGTTAAAATAAAATAACTAGATATCTAAATGACAATCACCTATGGTAATCTGGTACGTATTCATACCCAACAGGATACCTACAAGGAGAATGTTTTTTTTGTCGAGAAATGCAAGACCGATGAACTTTTGCTTCGTGCACAGGATCAGTCGACCTTCACCTTGGACTTGAACGATCCAGATCTGGTAGACATTCAGATTGTCTATGTGCCGCCCGAGGAAGGGTATGCGCAACAACACTTGTTGTTTCCGGGGAAGTGGGTCGAAGTACAGTTTGACCCGGAAGGGAACGACGTGATCCAGGGTAAAATTATCAGCTCGACCGGTCTGCTTGAAATACTTACCGAGAATGGGACCTATTACATTCCAGTGCTGTATGGATTGCCGGATGAGGTTGTTTCGATCCAAGAGATCATTCCGCCCGATATTGTGTTGCCGGAGCCAGAGAAGAAACGACCGGATGTCGCCAAGACCAAAGCCGAGACAAATGGGGACGAGGTTGAAGAATACAAACAAGAGTCCGACGACGAACAGGAAGGCGAACTCTTAGGAGAGGTCGAAGAAGACGTAGAAGTTCCTCTTTTTTATACGAGAGAACAAGAGACAAATGACTTGGTGGAACACTTGCTCTTGCAAATCGAAGAGAAGAAACGGAATACCTATGCCATGAAAAAGATTTACAACGTCGTCCATCGATACCATGAACTCAAGCAAGAATACATACGATATGACAACGGGGTTTATTCTACAAAGCTACCGAAAGACCCTTACCTGAATAGCTTCTTGCAAGGAAACCCTTTGGTCGTGCCAAGCAGCAAGGGCATTAAAATCAAACACAGTACGTACGAAGATTATGACCTGGCTTCGTACTATACCGTAGTCGACGATGCGCTGATGGAGAAAGAGTTTGAGTTTAAAATGCCCGAATTCAGTCCGACGTCTCCTTTCCTGGGTTACTTGCAGGCCATGACCAAACCCTTTCATTCTTTGATTGTCGATAAAAATGTGGAAGCCAAAGAACATCTGCAAACACATGAGGAAGTGTATTTACTGAACGAGCTATATTCGATCTCTATCCAAGAACCCTTTGTCTCCTCTTCCATGGTGGTAAGGCCGAGGTCTTATCTGAGTTCCATGAGCCTACTCGGCGACAGTGTACTCACTCGGTCCAATCGCGCGCGGGTCCCTTATTACGATTTGATCTTTCGAAAACACGTGGACGATTTTATCGTGACCGACGTGCAACCTAACTTTGTCTCCTCCTGCAACTGGAGCAAGCAAAACAAACTCACGTGGTATCGCAATGACTGCATCGACTACAGCGAATACATGGAGAAGGTCATGCCCACGATGGATGAGTTTATCGATTGTTACCTCAATCGCGACTTTGTGAATTTTAGCCAGGCCTTGAAAGAGCTGGAACATTTCAAGATCTCCAAACTGGATACATCCCTTTATCAGAATATCGCGAAACGAGTGGAGAACAACATCCAGTCCTTGCGAACCAAGGAGCAACAAGCCAGAAAGGAGAACTTGAAGCCCGTCGAGACAAAACCGAAACGGGTGACTTTTTTGCAAGAGCTCACGAAGGATTACGTGTCCTTAAAGGACGACACCTATTACTCCATGAGCGAGAAAATGAAATACGGACTGATCGATGGTTACCAATACTACATGTTACAGTTTCTCAAGAACAAACCTCAGCTCCATTTGAGCGAAGAAGAATTAAACGAGTTCATGGAAGCCATTCAAAAAGAGTTTGAACAGCCCCAGGAAGACGTGGTACATCGGCATTACTTTTCACAAGAGGATCTTGACAATGAAAAAGGAAAGATTGTTTTACAAGATATCCCCTATCAAGGCAGATACATTCAGGCGATTGACTATTTCACAAAGAAACTGATGGAACGTCGCGAGCCGTTTACCTACCAAGAAATCGTAGACAAATTAAGGGCGGTCTTGAGAGGGGACCCAGTCGAAGCTCATTTCGATAAGTCTCTCACCCAGTTTGTCAAAGAATTTATTGCCAAGACACGTGTGGTCAATGGTTGCAGAGCGATTGTCATAGAAGGATCCGTTCTCTATATCTGGAAAGATACGGAGTGGGTTCCGGACAGTTGTACATATGATACTGCTGGAAAAGAGAATACAGCTGTTAAAGTAGTCGGTAGCTGCGAGGACCATAAACGAGAACAATTCAAGAAGCGAGTCTCGGAAATGATCCAGACCTTTCAGGTGGACCGTCTACGACAAGAAGAGTTTCGAAAGGTCTCGCTTGACGATCCCATTCATAAAAAACGATTGCAATCGATCCAGCAGCGTAAACTTCTGCAAGACCTTGCGTTTGACAATGAAAAAAGATACTATAAAAACTTGGAACAGCAGCAGGCCAATGCGACACCCGTATCGCCCTATTTGGATCTTCGAAAACGTATCCTGATGGAAGCTCAGTTGGAACTGAAATACAAGGCACTACAACTCTTTATTTCACTTTATACCAAGGTGGGCACAGATCCAAACTGGTTCTACTGCATCGATACGGGCGTTAAATTGGTCCCTCGTTTCCTGCTCGAAATTGCCGAAGCCTTTTTACGAAGGGACGACTATGTAGATACCCTGCAGCGTATATGCGACCGCCAAGGTGTGCTGAGCGACCAAGGCGATTATTACGTCGATAAACACAGTGGTTACCCCATTAAAAACATTACGTTTGACGACGGCGAGGATTACACTGAGAGTGGGTTTAAGGACATTTATCACGAGGTGATTGCAGCGGATGAAGTCTTTGAAAAGGAGCTGACGGATGACGAGCAAATCCAGAAAACGGCCTTACTTACCTTCGTTCGTTATTCAGGATTTGTCTTGGAAACCGATGACATCAATAACCTGCTTGATCGTATTCGGAACTCGGCCATGCTTGCCGGGCTAGAAAAGAAAAAGGGTCGTGAACAACAACAGATCTATTTGTATTCTTTAATTACCCATGTCCTCGTCTACTTGCAGACCATGGACCTTAAAAAAGGTACTCCCATGCAACATTGCAAGCGAAGCTTGACGGGGTTCCCACTCGACGAAGAAGAGAAAGTAGGAGGTCTTGAGTTTATGGCGTGCATTGTGATGGAATTGGCCAAAGGAACGACTGCACCCTGGGCGGCCCTCAAAAAGGTGCCCAAAGAAATGATCCTGCAAATGTCCATTTCCTTTTTGAAAAAATACGTATTGGAGATACAAGAGATCAAGGATCAGTTAGAGGCGCGTCGTATGCAAAAGGGATCCCACGAGGTGGTACAAGAAACGGAAACCTTTCCATGGCTAAGGTTTAGTCCACGTCTTTATGCCTTTGCACCGATGGATAAAAACTCCACCGTTCCCCTGGTACAGCAGCAGGTGCTTTCCTTTCGGATACAACACAAGATCAATGAACATGTCAAGACCCAATCCGCACTCCTGGCCAATCGTCTTGTAAACACGTGTTGTTACGAAAACAACGATACCCTGGATTACTTTCTCAAGAATACCTCGGTCGCGACCGAGCTCAGTCAGTTTAAAAAACTTATCCATTCGACACAGCGTGAGGCTGATCTTTTACAATCCAATCTCATGTATTCCGCCAAACCTACCCAGAGACGCATGGTGCAAATGACCTCGTCTCTTGCCGATGAAACCATCTACAAGGGGATTATTCAATGGTACTCGATGGATGCCGAGTTTAAAGAACCTCCCTCATTGAAGAAATACGGGATCACCGTGCCACCCGATTACAACAAAAAGGACAGTCTCGCGGTCAAAATCGATAAACTGAAACGTCTCAAGCCGATTAGTGAAGAAGTCTTTATGGAGATGTTGAAGGATCATTCGATGTCCATGCCTAAATTTGTCTCGGAGGACAAAGAGACCCAGGTTCTTGTAGAGAACCCGATCGACCAATGGATCCGAGGCAAAAAAGAAAAGGAATTGGTGGATTTTTGCGAGGAAGAGGCGGAGAAAAAGATCCTTGCCATCCTGGGCACCGTCAAAGAGAAGATTTTCCAGAGAAAATACGAAGAGTGTCTACGCATCAATCAACGGTTCAAATCCGAGAAGAGAAACGGGTTCTTACCAGCGGATCTGGAACACACGACCTTCATGTCGAAAATTCTGTGGAATAAGATTGAACTCATTTTGTTTGTGTTGCCCCAAAAGCTGCATAGTGCCTCTAGCTTTTACAATGGAAAAGTGAAAGAGAACTACGTACCTGCACGCTGGAACCTAAATCAGAAACACAAGAAGATGTTGGAGGAATATGTAGAACAATACGATGGTTCCATGTATTCCTTTGTCTCGGATCCGGAGGTCCTCGGCGTCCTGGACAAGTGGCGCAAGAAAGAGCCTGTCCTCCATTTCGAGAGATGGATCAAGATGGACATGTCCCCCAAGAGTAAACGTAGCTTGTACAATTACATGTATGTTACTCTTTTGCATGAGTTGAACACGACGGAACGAATGAAACAATTTCTTCGAGTGTTGATTACGATGTTGAATGCAGAGGACAAGACGGCCCTGAACTTTGATCCGACCTACATTGATTATCTATCAGACATGTCCAAAAAGTCCGAGGTCGACATCAAGACCGATACCTTGAAACAGATGACCAAGGAAGCTCGTAAGGCACAAAATGCGATGAAAGAACTGAAATTAGGAGAATGGGGACTGGGATTGGGGAAAAGTATTTTTAAATACGACAAGAACCTCTATGAGGATGTATACGAAGAAGCCATGAAAATTGAAAAAGGAATGGATAAAACTGCAGAAGAAACAGAAATTTTTGGAACCTATGGATTAGACGACGGCGAGAATAAGGAAGGAAATGACGGGGATGAATATTATTAAATATTCTCTTAGTTATAGTAATGGATATAAACCGTATCGTCTTCATTCTATTTCTCTATCTTGTTCTGTATATAGGACTGGTTTTATTGAAACCGAACATCCTGTACGAAAAAGGACAAGACATGTTACGACCGTTTGGCGTAGGATACAAAAATACAACCATCTTACCTTTATGG